AAATTCTTGTATGCCGCCAAAAAAGATTGTGATAGCAGAACTTGAGTCTGATGCAGTAGCTGATTCTTGTATATTAGATGTGTGGTACTGGCTTGCGGATGCTTGGTCCAAAGCTGTTGCAGACTCGTCTATGACTACCGCAAAGTTTAGTACCGCCGAAACAATCTCTGAAACAGAGGCTGACTCGCTAACTTCAGCGTTAAGGAAAGCCCCTGCTAGTGATGCAAACGGTGCAGCCGCAAATGATGATATCCCAAACACATTACGCTTCGGTTAAAGAAGCTTCTGAAAACCAACGATTTTGCTTAACGCCATTAGCATCAGTCCAGTCTATCAAATAGAAGAACTCGCCGTCTTCAGTCATGCGTAAAGCCTGTACTGGACCTTGAGGAACTGTTGCCTGAACTTTAACAACCTGACCCTTAGTAAATTTAGTTGCCATTTTTATATCTCCTTATGCAGCGTCAAGGCTAAATGTGTAGGTAACATTCAAAGTATCGCCAGAAACTACAGCGCGATCCCCTGGGCTTTGGAAATCAGAAGCTGAGAATAGAATACCTGACGTACCAGTAGCTACTGAAGCTAAGAAAGCGCCAGCAACAGTACCACCGGGAGCAGTAATAACAAATGCATTAGGTGAAGCTGAGTTATCTATTACCGATGGGTCAGCAAGAGTTGCGGCGGCAAAAGTTACAGCCTGACGATTACCTGTGTAGTCTGTGTACTCAGTCCAGCCAGCGTGTGAAGCTAAGGTATCCGCTGCAGCAATAGTTGTACCTGAACCGGGACCAGTAATCAGACCTAGATACCAAGCTGCGGTGTAGGCAGATCCAGCGAAGTACTTGTCGTTCATGTCTTTAAGCCCTTCGTTAACAACCAGATTTGGGTTTTTTTCTTCCCACTTCAGTTTGCCGTCTTTGTCAAAACAGTGGATCGTGAACACACCAGCACCGCCAGCAGAAGAAATAACGCTGTTGTTTAGCAGAAAACTTGCGCTTACTTTGTCTACAGATTTTGCTTTATTTGTAATCATTTGAATCTCCTTAAGTTATTCTAATAACTGCTGACGTTGGTTCGTCTGGTGGTAAAGTTATAGTAAATTCTATTGCTGTAGTCTTATCTGAGCCAAAGTCTAAAACAGCTATAGCTTTGTTTCCCTTGGTGGAATTATATATCAATGCGCCTCTTGCAGTAAATGAAGCAGGGCTCCATTGTGGATTGTCAAAGTTAACATACGCAACGCCATCAAAAGAATTTACCGTTACATTAGTTAATAACTCTCCCCCTGCTACATATCCAGTACCTGTAATCTCATTAACCGATGTGTATATGGTTGTTGTCTCGTCTAAAGACGCAATTGCATTATACAAAGATATGTATAAACTATCCGTATCTAAATCATGTACACCAACCAGTATCTGCTCTTTAAAGCTTGTAGTTAGCCCCTGTCTTATGGTCATGTTATTTTAACCCTAACCTGACCTGACCGGTATGCATCCTGTCTTTCCAGACCATCACCCAGACGTTTGAGTTGACCCATAGATTCTCCGTACTTGGCTTCTACATTAGCAATCAGATCCTGCTCACCCTTCATAAACAGATAAGCCTCTCTTAGAGAGCCGTAGAACAAGGCTGGATCAAAGTTATCTCCAAGCCAAGTGGTTTCTGCTGTGACTATGGACTCTGGATAGTAGTAATAGTGCAGCTCTACATAATATATAGCGTCAGGCGTTGGCCCCACAATAAAGCTCAGCTCAGTAGTTATAATTGCTGGATCAGTATTGGTAGTAGTTGGACCAAATAATGCATAGTACTGGGGCATCCCCGTGTCAGCCTTAATAGGGAACGCAGCCCTTATAAAGTTTACATCTTTATCCAGCATGTACTCGTAGGCTTGGGTTGTGTTATCTATAACCGCCATTGAATAAACTGCCAAGAAGTCTGAAGGCGCTGATAAATACTGATTATTAGTTGAGACTGTACCAGTTACATTCTTGCGTAGCGCTGGGATCTGGACACTGTTATATATCCTAGTCTCTGCCTGACGGACAAACACAGGAATATTATCTATGAATGACTGTTCGTAGTTTTCTGTATACGCCTGTACTGCAGCAGTTAATTGAGTATAGTTAATTTTACTTGCCCCTAGCCCATTGGCCCTCTGCACATGGTTCCCTTTGTAGCAGCGCCATAACCACGCATCTTAATACCTGTAGTCTTTACATCATTCTTGCCTGGATCTCCCGCGCTCACACGAGGAACCGCTTCGCGTGGACCTAGATCAGTAGCCTTAAGAAGGTTAGGATCTCTCATCTTCTTTGGGATGTAAGGGCCGCCAGACATTGTGTGTGGAACTGCGTACTCAGACGCAGGCTTATTGTTCTTAGCCATTATTTCCCCTCCTGATACATGGCGCGAGCTAGATTGCGACCATACTTCTTCATCGCATCTGTAGTTACTCCGCCTTTTTTCAAAGATAGTTTGGTACCTTTACTACCTTTATGCTCTTGCTTGTCATGCTGCTTGAACGCCTTTTTAATCAGAGCTACGTCTTGCTTCTTATCATTTTTGTCCATATCCTGCTCCTAAGTAGTAGATACCGTTACGTTACTGACCAATCCAGCTGCCGCCAAATAGTTAGGTGTTAGCCTATTATCATTGTTTCTAGCTCCTCCAACTGGTGCCCAGCCCCACTGGAATATTCTACTGCCACCTTCTGGCATTCCATCTGAGTCTAAGATTGGGCTTGGAGTTATCACCAACTGCAATCCACTATACCCAGATTGGTAAAAGCTAACGTCTGGTCTTGGCTCTCTCACTGCCTGTGGATCATTTACAGGATACATGCCAAGTGATAACTGCGGTTGATCCGGCTCCCAGCAAGTCTTGCAAACCTTCATACTTGTTAGCTTAGTCTTAATTGTAAGCTTACGCAGCTCTTTAAGCATGTATCTAAAGCCACACCGGTCACACTCAGCAATGCTGTTCTTGGCTGATGCATATTTTGAGCCCATGATACTACCTGTATACTAGCATTCGTGGAACAAATCGCAGGGGAGCTTTCTCCCTATCTTCATCAGCAGCCAATTGCCATGCTTCATCATATTGCGCTTTAAGCATTGGCACTCTGTCAATTGCATTAGGCATTTTAACTGACAGCATATACGCTAGGCCACATACCAAGGCATTCTGGAATCTGAATGGGATTCCCTCTACATTAACGCCATTGCCCGCATCTGGCATTCTAACCAGCCGCCAGTACACTAAATAATAATATGGGGCCAGTGCTGTACCCTGACTAGGTGAAGGCCACACAGTGACTTGTGGCACTTGCTGTACTGCTCCAGGCAAATTAGTTGTCTGCCCAGATCTACGGTTAATGTATATCTGAATGGGCCGCCCCTGTGTAAGCTTATTGGGGATTGTGGAATAGGTTGATACACTAATTCTATTAATGTTCAAATCTGTCTGATTACTTATCTGCCCCGGACTGGTACGGATCACAGTCTCAATCAGATCTACAGTATTTTCTGGAAGGTCATATGTAATCTGACCCTGTATCAGTGGGATTGTGCCCTGCTCAATCGTCCACATGTTAATGCCGCGATTAGCCCACTCAGTTAACAAGAAGTTAAGACTTCTCCTAGCAGTTCTGAAGTCATAACCGCTACGTAGCTCAAGGCCGCACCGCTCAAAGGCTTCTTCTATAAGCTCATTAAGTGCCGGGTTAAATGTTGATGTGGCTACTGTATATGGCATCTAACATTTCCATTTTTTTAGACTTTTGTTAATGCGGCTATCTGGATCATTTGCCGTCTTAGCAGAAGTTAGCTTCTTCTTCATTCCTGACATCCTGGCACAGAATGACTTCTTACGGCTACCACCTTCTGGCTGCGGAGCTTTGAGCCCTGGCTTGCCTGGGTTAGCTGCGTTATATGAAGCTCTACCTTTAGCGTTTAATCCGCCACTCTCAGCCTTGCCTTCTTTGCGTTGCCACGCAGCAGTCTTAGCCATTATCTATACCTTGCCGTTTTCTTTGCAATAGTCTTGGGTTGTGCAACAAACTGCTTACCTGCTGCTTTACCTGCACGTTTTGCACGGGTGGTTGCTGCGTACTCTGCTGGGCTGAGACTTTTGATTGCAGCCTTTGGAAGGTATCGCTCACCTGTATCAGAAGACTTTTTACCACTTTTAGTAGTCCAGTCTTGCTTACCCCAATCTTTCAGGGATTGCTGTGGGGCTTTAATCACGATACCCGCCACCCGCTGCCTTGTACTTCTTGGCTACAAGTTGAGCTTTACGTCCAGACCATTCCCCAGCACCAGTACCCTGAGTTGCCGCTGCCTTTACCGTGGACACAATCTTCTTACGCAGAGTAGGCTTTGTGTAATTGCCAGCAGTATTAACTTTGGTCTTAGGTTTAGTTGCCATTATAAGATCTTACCCCTTGTCTTACCACGCTGCGCTATACCATCTGCACGGCTTGAGGCAGAAGACTTAATTACTCCACCCTTCTTGTGACCCTTCAGAGTCTTTTTCCACTCTGCTTCTGTTACACCATCATCATCTGGATTCTTTCCAGTTGCTCTCATGTAATGCTCTTTCCATACTGTTGGGTGGTCTTTTGATTTTAACATCTCACCACTAGGTAGAGCTGAAGGCCAGTGATAGCTGTCATTATCATGCTTATCCCGCTGCGGCATTGCCCCGCCTTTCACTGCTTTGCGATAATCATAATCTGCACTACTACTTAAATTTGGCTCCTCCCCATACTTTTTCTTAAACTCAGAGAACCAAGGAGTTGCCCTTATTTTAGCTTGAAACTTTTTCTCTTCATCTTCAGGAGTTGCCACTATCGTAGCCTGACCAGTCATCCTAGCTTTTGCCTTATCTGCATAGTCATCCATACCTACTTCTGTTGGAGATCTATTCTTATGCTGCGCCGCTTCTCTAGCATTCATCTCAGCCTCAGTTACAGGCTGTCCATTCCATGTGCCAGATATATACTTTCTCTTCTTATCTGCCATTACTTCCCCATCTTCTCGCCAGATCCAGAAGCTATGCGCTTGCGCTTAGCATGAACATTAGCATGTAGACTGCCACCAGTCTTGTAAAGGGTAACAGCCGCCTTGCCATCACGCTTCCTGATCTTCCGAATCTTGGCAGGGCTTATGTCACCCATCCCACGACTAGGGCGCATGTTATACCTTGCCGCCTTTCTTCATATTCTTGTTACCAGGCATTGTGACCTGCTTTGCCTTGGTGCGGCCAGACTTCTGAACAGTGTGCTCACCATGTGGCTTGTTACCACCTGACATTACGCTGCCCATCTTAGATGCGCCAACTGATCCACCCTTCTTCATACCGGGAATCATTGCCTTGGTTTTAGCAGACATTGGCACACCAGATAACATACGTGTAGCTTTTGCCTTGGTCATTGGTTTAGTTGCTTTTATTTCACTACCCTTTCTAGCTTTGCGGGCTTCGCTTAATGCTATAGCTATTCCCTGTTTAGGATTGGTCACCTTCTGTCCTGATGAGGACTTTAGTGACCCAGCCTTAAACTCATGCATTACTTTGCTAATTTTCTTGTTGTTCATACCATCCTGCCACGAGTCTTGCCACGCTGTGCAATTCCATCTGCACGACTAGAGGCTGAAGATCCACCTTTCTTCACAGCCCCTTCTGCACGGCTAGAGGAAGAGCCAACTAATCCACCTCTCTTCATGGGAGGTATCTTCTTTTTTCTAGAAATATTAAAG